GGCCGCGCCGGAATAGTATCGGTCGCCGGTGTCCGCGCCCTCTGGGTAAAGGTTGAGCGTCACCGAGCTTCCGATGGTGATCAGAAGTTGGCCGGCGTCATTCTCGTCCCAATAGAGATCGCCCGAGACGCTGAAGGTTTTCATCGTCGCGAGTCGCGTGCGGTAGGTGTCGCCAATGACGGAATCCTCGACCGTATCGGACGAGTGGCTGAGAGCGTAGTTCCGCAGCTCGCCGATGGTGGTGGCTGAGATTTTGAAAATGCCTTCGCGGCCGAGATGGTTTGCCATTTTAGTCTGTGGTTAAATAAATACAGTTGAAAGTGTGGCGAGCCGTGCCCCAGCGGCGCTCTTCGTCTGGCTCGATCACATAATCGACGGACGTCAAATGCAGATCGCGACATTGCCCACCGAGCGTCACGTCGGCGAGGATCGCGGCCTCAACTGATGCCGAGCCTGTGTCAAAAAGGTCGTCGATCAAATACGTCCCGCTCTCGGTGGTGAAGTAATCGACCACAAGCTGAAGCTGCCGGTATTGCGTCCGGTTGCTGGGCCCGAGCGTGCGCACCTCGATCTGCTCGCTGACCGCATAGACGGCGGCGGCGGGAAACGAGATGCTCGCGATCGTATTGTTTCGCCCGCGGAGGATGTTCGCGGTCGGCACGACGAGCGCGCCGGTGAGAGCGTTGGCGGTGGCGGTGCGAATGTTGGTGCGTGTGCTCATGCGGCTGCTGTTTTGATTGGCATTGCTCCGCCGACTCGGGTGAAGCCGAGATTGATGGCGCGGTTTGCGAGTACGGCGGCGACTTTCTTTGCGGTCGTTCGGACGCGTGAATTGATGGCCGCGTCAATCATGCGCTGGTAATTTGGGATCTTCACGTTGTGCGCCGTTGCCTTGATGAACGGCTGCGGCCCGAAACTCGATTGCACCGAGCCAAAGCGGATGTTTCCGCCCGCCTGCGCCTTGAGCTTGTCGCTGAATTTCTTATAGCGCGCGCCGGTTACTTTTGCCGACGAGTTCCATCCGCTGACGGTCCAGCCAACTCGGTCCTCCATCATTGCTCTGACTCGACGGAAGTCGGAACCAAACGCGAGAACTCGCGGCTTGCCCTTTATCCTGCGCCACGGCGTCTGCTGCTCCTTCTTGTATTTCCGAATCGCGTCCTCGTTTTCGAGTAACGGCCTGCCGTAATAATGCGTCAGATTCGGATTGCGGAAAAGCGCGCGCAGCTTCTCAACGTCGCGATTGCGGACGTATCGCGCCATCGACTTGTAGAATCCGCCCTTCGTTGCCTTAGCCTCAAGGTCTTGAAAAACTAACGGTTCCGCGAGCCTGCTGAAATCCGCGCGCACCGCGTTTGCGCCCTGCTGCTTGCTCTTCGGCGGCGTGAATTTCACGATCGTCTGGATCGCGTATTTCGCTTCTTCTTTAATGACCAGACCAAGGTCGACTTTTGCCGCGTTAGCGAGACGCGCGAGCTGATACTCCAACCGCGAGAAACTGGTTTCGATGTCGATCATATCGACTTGCAAACCTCGATTTCGCAGCCCGCGCCCTCTGCGTCCAAGGTCACCCGCTCGATGAAATAAGTGATGCTCGCGCGAGAAAGAGTCTGCGTGACCTGCGGCGTGGCGCTGACGCTCGACGTAAGCAGAAAGATCGTAAACTTGCTGTCGGTTCGGCGCTGGTCCTCAAACTCCGAGAACGCATCCCGCGAGGATGACCATACGCCGGTGATGCTTGCACCTTGATACGTGAACGAGACGCCCGCCTGCTCGAGAATCGCCGAGAAGTCGGAGTTGATCTGGGTCGAGTCGAAGTCGCGAACTGCTGCCATACTTATGCGCGAGATGTAAAATAAAACCGCGCGTGCAGCTCAGGACGGTTAGCGAGGAGCCACGGCTCGGCGTCCTGATAGCATTGCTGGGCATTCTCGCCACACGTTTGGCTTCCGACGTGGTGCACATAGGCCCGCGAGATAAAGTGCCGCCGTTTCATGTCCGCGCATTGCACGTCGTCTGAAAACCAATTGATCGGCGGGAAGTCCACCCAAGCATTTCGATGAACCCACGCGCAAATCGGCGCGATGACCGGCGTTTCCACGATGTGCCTTTCCGACTGATAGCGGAGAAAGTCGATCTTGCCGCGCCCGCTGCGCACGTTCTGCTCGCCGCGTGCGTAGTCCGAGCGCGTTGCGACGTAGCCGAGATCGGGAACGACCTTGCGCAAGTGCGCAACGTCCTCGAGCAGGACGCGCCACGTTGTCGGCGTGAAGACGATGTCATCATTGCAGATCAGAATTTCATCGTGCCGCTTGAAGGCTTCGCGCGCAGCGAAGTTGTATGCGGCGCCGAAGTTCGTGCCGATCTTGTGATGCACATACCGATCGACCTCACGCGGAACGTATACGTTTAGCGACGCGGTCATCACTTGAAGGCACGCAGCGTTGACCGTGCAAACGATGATTGCGGGCGTGCTCATGGCTTCTTCGCTGCGAGGATTTCCTTGATGTTCTCCGCGTCGATGAGCGTCACTCCGCTCGCAATGACGAGTTTGTCCCAGTCGTGCGGCGGCACCATGCCGTCTTCGATGTGCACCGAGATCATCGCACGCTCCACCGCCCGCGGTTGCCCCACGTCGTGCAGGAACTGCTTGGCCATCGCCATCGTCTCCTTGTCGTCGGGTCGCACGAGAAACAAGTGCTCGACGGTTTCCGGCTGCGATGCCGTTGCAAGCCACGCCTCGCGAAACGAGACGGAGCGCGTCGAGTCACCGAGGGTTTTCTGCGTCAGCCGGATGAGCGGCGGAGTATGCTTGTGAAACGCGCGCTGCATCTCATCTGCGAGTTCTAGTCTATCCGCGAGCCGATACGCCCGCGCCGCGAGATCGTCGCCCGCCCACCGATACCACTTCGCTTCATGCGTCCACGGTCGGTCTTTCTCCGTTGGTTCCGGCAGCGTCAACATCCGCGCGGCCCAGAAGCTCGCGCGCTTCCCGTCGTTGCGCTCGAAGGCGAGCATAATCATCGAGGCGATTGCCTCGCGGCACCACGGGAAAACGCCGTGCGCACCTAAAGCAAATTGCAGCGCCTCGCGCCGTGACGCGACGAGCCGCGCGAGGTTTAGCTGCACCTCGTAGCGAAACGAGTCGTCGAGGTTAGGGAAGGAAAGCGCGATGCGCCCGAACTGTTCGGCGGCGGTTTTGTTGCCGGAGCAATAGTGCTCTTGATGGATGTAAAAGTACTGGGTCGCCGACTCAGCCACGCTCCGCCCGAGGATTGCGAGGTTCCTCTTCCGGTTGCCCTGCTTGATCGCGACCGGCTGATGCCGCCAGACAGGAACCGTCCACTCGTTGTGCAGGTCATTCGGGAGCAACAGCAGGTTTTCGTGCACGTCGTGATGCCAGACGCGCCCCGAGGCGAACGCCGTGCGCCGAATGATTCGCTCACGTTGGAGCTTCTTGCCCGTGCCCCGCACGTCGTAAGGGCATCGGAGCATAAGCACGTCCTCGGTAAGCTCCTTGAGCCTTTCCCGCAGGTCCGCCGCATCGGTCAGCACGTCGTCGCAGTCCGCCCATAGGAGCCAATCGCCGGTGCCTTGGGCGAAGGCTTGGTTCCGCGCCCTCGCAAACGAATCGACGTGCCGCCACGCCTGCGCAGTGACCCCGTTGCGGTAGTCGGAGAAGACAATCGGGACCGCGTTGCGCTCGCACCAGTCCCGCGCGAGCTGTTCGGTGTCGTCCGGTTCCTGCGAGCCGATGGCCCGCACCAGTGAGAGTTCGTCGATAATGCCGACGAACGAATCGAGCATGGTCTTGATATGCGCGGTCTCGTTACCGGCAATCACGCAGAGGGATATCGTCATGTTGTGTGTTGCCTCCGGTGTGGCGAATCGCGCCGCAGCGTCAAAACAAAAAGCCCCACGCGGTGAGGCGTGGGGCTGTGACGAAACCTAGTTTTGGTTAGCTGTATTGAGTCGTGACAAGCTGACCCGCGTTCGCATTCACGATTTTCTCGGCGGTGTATTGAGACGCCCGCACGATGTTCGACTTAATCGCCTCTTCGCGGTAGGTCGAGACGCCGATAGCCGGTCCGTACTCTGACCAATTTAGCGTAAAACCTGCGCCACCACCGAAGAACCCAGCAGACGCTTGCGTGACCGATCCGACCCAGATCAGAGCGTTAGACCAGACATTCGCGGAGCTAAAGGCGACGCCCTCAGGCGCGCTGTCGTAGCTGGCGCGACCGATCAGCACTTGGCTTACGCCGAATACCTCCGCCGCCGCGGCTTGTGAGGCGCTCAGGATCGTGTCGGACGAAATTCCAGTGCCCCGCAAGCGGTTCTGGAACTTAGTGGAAGCGCGGATCCGAGTCCACACGCTCGCCGACATCACGACAGACAGATTCGTCGTGCTCTCGCCCTTTGCCAGCAAGCGGTCGATGGCGTCCTGCACATCGGCGCCCGCATCGAACGTGGCGATATTCGCCGTCGTGTATGCCGCGGCGCTGTTCGTCGCGGTAAACACGGTATTGTCGAAGATTTTCGCGGCAACGCGCAGCTCGTGCGCGAGCAAGAGCTTTCGTTTGGCGAGCTTGGCGGCGATGACTTCGGCGTCGAAGAAGCGGGCGACGTCGAGCGTGACGGTATCGTCCACAGCCTCCTCGTATCCATATTCCAACGCCGTGTAGGTGTCTTGGTTGAACGCACGCGTGCCGCGAGCGTAGGCGCTGTAAGCGGCGCGATTCTTGACGTCGCTCTTGAGGAGCTGGCCCTCTTTGAGAACGAAGGAAGGATACTGACCGGCGCGCACGGGCACGTCGAGGATGGGCATGACGGCGGTGCCGATGAGTCCGGCTTCATAGTCTTTGGCCTGCTCGACTACACCGGCGATGTCGCCGCGAAAAATGGCTGCTGAATTTGTGTACATGGTAAGATTTTTTAGGGTTTAGATGTTCTTGACGATCA